GCTGTGTGGAATGACGAAGATGACGACGATGCGCGGGATGAATTCAATTCCCGCGCTCGTTTGTTTTCCAAACGCTACCGGCACGCCCTGGAAGCGCACTACGCGGCAAAGGGCATGCGCGTCTATCGCGGAACGCTCGACGGAAAAGTGAAAGAATGGTTAACCGTTCAGTACGCTTTACGCGATACAATGAAAGAAACGGTTAAGGACCGACAAAACGAAATTGTACAAAAAGAAATTGCCCGGCTGCAAAAACAAAAAGACTACACGGCCCAGGAAGCGCTGAATAAAATTTATGAAGCACGGAAGGGGGAGAACGTTTATAAGGTTTTTTCGTTCGGCGAGCATTACAAGGACCGGGCGGAACAAATCGGCGACGAAAACGCCTACGCGCTCGGGACGACGCTTAATGAGGGAATCATTCAGGAGTTTTCAGACCGTTATATCTGGCAAACGCAGCGAGACAAGCGCGTTAGAAAGACGCACCGCAAATTGCGGGGCAAATGCTTTCTTTTTGACGATCCGCCAACGGAGGTTTTTAAAAACGGCACCACGCACACGGGCAATCCGGGTACGGCGTGGGGCTGCCGGTGTTGGGCCGAGATACCGACGAAGCCGGTTAAACCGCTACGACACTACGAGGTTCACGAATGAGATCACTACCACGCTTTTTCTCACCCGCCGGAAAAACGATGCCGGTTGAGGAAACCAGCGCTGACCGACTGGTAAAAATGGCGCGGGCGATACTCCCGCGTATTCCAGACACGATGGACATTTGGGGCAAGGCCGTGCGAGCGGGCGGCAATCGCGCACGTCACATGGGGCCGCGTTATTGCGATTGCGGAAACCGGTTGTACGGTATGCCGAAAATCCGCCAGGGCCGCGCCGTATGCGATGACTGTGCCCTAATTATTCCACGGTCTCCGGGTGGGCGGAAAAAGCCAAAAAAGGATTGACTTTTTAATAAATATGTGATTGGTGTCAAATAATGATAAAAAAACTACTATCTCGCTTTATTCCCGTTGCTCGTGCTCGCAATAACGCGGGCGAACGTATCGAGTCAATGCGCTTTTCCGTGCCTGCCCTGCGTGTGGGAGTGCTTGAATACGGGCCGGGGCAGCTTCAGACCGGTAACGCCGCCCTGGACGGTAAGCCGGTAAAACTCTACTACCCGCCCGAAGCGGTATCGGATGAAAAATTTTTGAAATCTCTTGAAACCGCTCCGGTCGTCGTCGGTGGGCACGATTCGACGACGAACGAACAAAATAAAAAAATCGACGGATGGGCGCACAATGTTTTTTTTGACGGCGCGGCAAAAGCGGCAATGATTGCGGGCGTGGTCAAGGGTGCAAAAGAGGTTGCGTATATTAAAGGGAACCTTGGCTCTGCGGGTTTTGGCGCGTCGGCGTTCGTCGATATTTACAATTTGAAAGTTGAAAACGGCGTCACACCTGACGGCCAGGAATACAACGCGATTGCGAACGATCTACGCGCCACGCATGTGGCCCTCGCCCCGCATGTGCGCGACCCGGAAAATAAAATCAAGGTAATAAACGCGGTGTGTGTAAATACTGACGGTACGGTGGAAGTAGAAAACGCTGTTTTGAAAGCGGGAGATAATGTTTCACATCCCAGGTTCGGGACGGGGGAAGTCGTTTCTATTGATACTAAAACATATTCTATTCCTTTTGTTACTGTAAAATTGAATGACGGAAAATTTAAAGGCGAAAAGATATACCGTTCTATGGATGAATTTACACAGGTCAAAAACTCGCACGAACGCGGCGAGAAATTTAATAAAGAGGAGTACAGCATGGACCCTAAAGAAATTGCCGCGCTCGTTAAGAACGCGGTCGAGGAGGCCATAGCAGCTAAAAACGGTGAAGACCGTATGGACGCTATGGAAGAAACGCTCAAGAAGCACGGCGATGCGCTGAATGAGATCGGCGACAAACTCGCGCCGAAAAAAGCAGAGGGCGAGAACGCCGAAGGCGAAGAGGAAAAGAAGAAAGAGGAAGAAGAAAAAGCGGCAACCCTTGAAAACGCCAAACCTTCGCAAGAAATGGTAAAAGTGTTCGCTACGGCGTTGAACGTGGACTTTGGCGCGAAAACGCCGTCGTTCGCTACTCTCGCTACTCTCGCCGGTATCAAGGAAACCGACCCGGCAGCCAGGATTGCGGCGGTCAATGCGAAATTCGGTGAGTTGAAACAGAACGCGCCGAAAGAAAAAGAAACGGCCGGTGCTCAAAACGCGGCCGGGGAGGTGTTCTAATGCCCGGAGTAAGATTAGGAATAGGTGAAACAAACCCCAAACGCGGCGCTGTCCAGTGGGACGCCCGTAGAATTGACGGCGTGGAATTCGTTATACCGACTGCCGCAGGTATTACCACCGCTCCGATCGGTTCGGTTGTGACGCTTCAGGAGAACTCTGCCGGAAAGCAAATCATCGTTCTTGGCGCGGCCGCATACGAAGGCCCTGGCTCGGACGAGTTTGCAATCGTCGCAATCGGCTTTCTTGAGGCCGCTTCGCAGGTTGAATCGGCAATCAACCAGACCGTGGGATCATACGCCGATGGTGACTATGTCGCTATGGTGAGCGATGTTGCCGCCGTGGCGATGGTGCCGCTTGATACATCGGCCCCGGTTGCGGGCGGGACTTCATACGTGACTGCCGCCGGAAAACTGTCAAGCAGCAACACTGACGCGGTGGCGTTCCCCGGTACGGTATGGTATGGCACGCCCGGCGTACAGAATACCGGACAGCTTAAAACCGGATACATTTTTGCGCGGCTTGCGTCCGTGAAGGTAGGTTAATCATGAGAGGAATAAAAATAACTTCCGCGCAAGTAGCGGAGCAGAATTTCAAGAATTGGTATGTCGTCCGTAACGCATACGCGGACGCGCACCGGAAAGACGGCTGCACCGCGATCAATGAGACCGCGGCGCGGGCCGAGTACAAGGCGCTTACCGAGCGGCTGCTTGCCGTGGCGAACAGCCAGCACAAGGATCACGCCGGAGCGATTGCCGATCTTCGCAAGAAGTTCGATGGGGCCAGCATTGACCATGTTGTTGACATGGCGCACGGTTTGCGGTCGAAGCTGAACGGTATTGCGGCTAACGCCATGAAAGCCGGTATGAGCGTTGAAAACGCACAGGCGACGGCGCTTAATGCCTATTTCGGTAATCCGGGATACGACCAGTTTGCCGGACTGAACCAACTCGCCGAACAGCTCTACGAGCAGCTTACGTTCGCTGAGTCGTTTATTGCCGAAGGTGATGCGGTGCAGCTTTCGCCTGAGCTTGCCGCTTCAGCGGGCGCGATCAGCCGTTTCCGTATTCCCAGGGTTGAAGCGTCGGGAGCTGCCAAACAGCGGCTTGGAGACCTTAACCCTTACGGCGATGACAGGACGTATTCTAACAATCTGGCCCAAATATCGCTGTATAACGAGTTTAAGGACGCGCATACTGAGGCGCAGGGCTTCATTATTGAAAACGATCAGGAAGCAGCGCTTCTTGGTTATGCTCGCTCGATCGCTCCGGCTCTTGCGGGCTTTATCCTGCAAAACCAGCTTTTCGCTACAATCGAACAACAAGTAATGCAGGCAGTCGAACGTATCATCGTTGATGGCTGGGGCGCGGCGGCGTTCGACGGCGAGTCCGGTCAATACGGATTGCTGTCAAGCGGTATCGCGCTGTCCCTTGCCTCTGCGGGTGCAGCTTCTCCGCTACTGGCGACGGCCTCCGATTGGGCGTCGAACCCGACAACGCTGATCCAGAAAATTACAAACTACAACTACAAGCCCACAGACCGCACCGCACCACTTCCGGCAGTATCGGCAGCGGACGCGGCAAATATTTATTTGGATGTGGTCAGGCTCTTGAACCTGATCGCACAAACGAACGTTAAAACGTCCGGCAAAGTGGTCCTGTACGTGCCGACTTCCATATACTCGGCCCTTGTGCAGTATCTGTCAACCGGAACGTATAACCGCACTCTCGGTGAAGCGTTAAAGCTCGCCGTCGGCGGCACTATCGAGAACATCGAGCTGAAAACATCCGGTCTGCTTAACGCCCGGACAAACTCGCTCGGTTCCACGCAGTACAACGCGATTGTAGCGGTGGTACATGGCGCGCCTACCGGCAAAAAGGGAATCCTTATGCCAATGGCGACCGCAACGCCCAGGATCACCACCGGCGTAGTGAGCGAGCAGCGTTCAAGTTTCGCGGCGCAGCTCACGTTCGGCGGCCCGATGGTCATCCAGCGCGGTCAGGCGTTCATACTCGATTTTTCGGTGAATCGGTGAACGCGTAAGACCATGATTTACACTGACGAACAATTTTCGGCGGAATTAACGACACGGCTGGACAACCCGGCCGTGTCGGCCGCTGAAATTTCTGTGTATCTTGCGATGGCCAAGCGCGATGTTGATTCCGGTCTGTATGACGACAACTCCTATAATTCTCAAGTGCTCGACACGGCTTGCCACTTATTATCGCTCGACAATAAATTCCCGGAAATTTCGTCGATCAGCCAGAACGGCACGTCAACGAATTTTGCGGGAAACGATTCCGAGCGGTGGCGGCGGCGTATAACCGAACGCCGTCAAGCCATTTTAATAGGGCTGGAATTATGATGCTTCGCGGCCTTCAAAGCATGGCGGCGCGGCGATACGCGGACACGACCGTGGACGTGATATACTTAGCCGTATCGCTGAACGACGACGGATCGGCGGACACTACCGAGTCGGCCCTATCTCTCAAAGCGTCAATTAAACCATTGCAGCCAAAAGACGTTGAACGGCTTCAAGTTGGCGGTATTGAGGTGCGCGAGGGCGTGTCGATTCTTATATCCGAGGCCCTGGACGAACGGCCCGAACGGATCGAGGCGGACGGGAAAAAATGGCGCGTGTTGTCGTGGTCGTTCATTCCGGCGTATGATGACGAGGCTGGAAATCCGGTCGGCACCGCGGTCGCACTGTGCGACGAGATACGGGTCACGGCGGCCACGGTATGACAATCATTGAAAAATATTACGCGATGAACGCGGCGCTTAACAAGGCGCTTGTTGCCCAGGGTCTCACGGCGCGGGTGTATAAATACGGCGCGGTGCCGAAAGGCGCGTCTTATCCGTATTTTCAGTCCGCCTATCGCGTAACGCGCCGTCAGCCGTGGGCCTCCTCAGTGAGTGGTGTCTTGACTGACTTTGAATACATTTTAAATTTTTTCACTGCTGCGCCAAACGATGAAGTAAACGATGCAAAACTGTTTGAGCCGTATGAGATAGCCAGGGAGCTTGTCACATCGCCGGAAAGTTTTATCTGGTCGGGTATTGCAACCGTGCTTTCTCATGACGAAACGCCGGACTTTAAATTTCGCGGCGGTTTGGAGGTTTTACAGCGCGGCCTTGTTTTCGCCTGTCAGACGGTGACATCGTTCGCGTCCCGTATCCACGGCGGCGAAGAGGTTACGGTTGAAAACGTTGTGGATACGATAGAAAAATCTTTAGAGTACGAGGAGTAACACAAATGTCAAACGCGAAATTTATAACCATATCAAGCAGCACCACGACCGGGTTACTTTCCGGCCTGCCCCGGCGAATCGTGTTTGCCACGCGGGAAACGATTACTGGTTATACCGCCGATGCAAACTCTGGCCTTATTGCCGTCACCGCCGCGATGGTGGATACGTTTATCGAGGACAACCCGACCGCATACGCCACGGCGCAATTCTTAAACACTGTTTTCGGCGGCTCGATCGTGCCGGATATGGTTTATATTCTGCCGACCGGCGGCGGGGCGCTTACCAG